CTTGTCAGCCTCGATGCCCTTGTCAGCATTGATGTACCAGCCAGCATTGATGCCCTCGCCAGCCGTGATGCCCGAGCCACTTTTAGCTTGAATGTATCCAGTGACGATGAGCGATCCAGAAAAATACACCATTCCTAAGTCTTTTTCGATGATGAGATGCCCGTCGAAGTGCCCGTCGAAGTTACTTGAATCGGTGTAATGATTCCGCGAATCCAGATCTTTTTTAGTGATAGTGTAGATAGTGTATGTCTTCATTCTGATACCATTCTACCATGAAGCCTTGACTTGTACATAGGAAAGTGAAAGAATATCTCGTTGCAAATCAGCTACTTGCACCGGATGGCCGGATGTGAGCAGATCTCTCTTTAGTCAAGGTAATGTGTAATCCTTCAATTTGACCTTGATTTCGATCCGCATTGAATCGATTTGAATTCCGAATGAACAGTGGACGGCTGAGAAGAAGACAGATTTATGTATACGGCCAGACAGCGGATTATCGTAAAAAAGTGAAAGAAAGAAACCCAGAGGCTTTGAAAAAGAAAGAAGCCTTCATGCTCTGAGAAAAATGAAGGCTTGTCTTGAAAGTATGAACGATCGAATTGCTCGGCCGATCAGGGCCTACTCTGGAGTCTTAAGGCTCGTTGCGTCGATCGCTCTGAAATTATTTATTCGAGGAAGGATTTTGAGAGTCCTTGACAGAGGAAGATTTCGATTTTTTGTCTTTCTTCTTCTCGAAGATTTTATTCCAATTGTCGGCAAACTCGTCGAGCTTGACGGAGAATGGACGAGGCTTGGATCCCTTACCGTGTTGTGGTTGAGTACTCATGATTGAAATTTTTCCATGCGTTCGGCAAGGATGCTCGAATAGAGGCTCATCACCCACGCTTGCTTCTGCAGGCGAATCCACTCGGCGTCGTCACACTTGGAGCTCCATTGCTCGTTCTCCTTGAGGAATGACTGAAGCTTCACGATCTTGGCATCCAAGTCTTGCTTCTCCTTGACGACTCTCTTCTGATATGATTTCATACTCATATATTGAAAGTGATGGTCGTGACGCGATCTCCACACCGATCGCAAGCTTCATCGTCGGATTCCATGGTATCGCATTCGAAGAGATTGATCAGATTCAGGACATTGATCGCTCCTCTTCCATACGATTCACGGAGCTTCTCGAAAAGCTCGTCTGCGAGCATGTCTAGTTCATGGGTCGTGAAGTCCTTGGAGTTTTTGCCGTCGATGATGACGGCATCTGCCGTGCATCCGGTGCGTACGATGATGTTCATGATAAATAATGACCCTTCTTAAACATTTCAGTTAGGCGACTTGCGGCTTTGGCGGGACGCATCAAGCCACTTATCAAACCATTCTTTATGTTGTTTGGCTTCTTCGTGGTATTGGTTCACTCACCATGTTCTGTCATTTTTATAGAGCTTGGTGAGTGTGCGCTCGATGATTGCCCACCGGAACAAGAAGGCATTTAGAGCCAGTGAGCAGATTAGGATTATTAGCATTGTGTTCATAGTCGTCGCCTAACAAATGCGTCGAGCCAATCCCGGTTGGCCACTGCACTTTATTCGTTCAGGTTTTCGGTTGTTGTGTGTCGTGAGTCCAGGATGGCTCACGCACGGCGATAATGATCGAATGTCGTCAAGGAATAGATTGTAATGCGTAAAAACAAAATGGAATGGAGCCTGAAGTTGGAATTAAACCAACGACCTGCTGTTTACGAAACAGCCGCTCTATCAACTGAGCTATTCAGGCGGCACCGGCTACCCATCACTAGGGTTGAGTCGCGTCGGCCGGACGACGTTCAGTCTCGCTCAACTGAATTCGATTGAGGCACGTACTTGAGCCTCGAAGAGTTGAGACGAAGAGCATAGTTTTTCTCCGCGGCCTCGCTCTTCGTCATTCGATGATTACGAGTGAGCATCGCTCCGGTTTCCAGATTCATCAGATCGTACGTGTGCAATGTCTCATTTTCGAGGTGATGCATAAAATTATTTATCCCTTTAGAAACTGACGAACATTTGGTCCCTCATAGCATGAAAGCTGAGTCGGATCTGTGTGTCTGGCGATTGGAGCTTCGGGTCCTCCCCACCACTTCGTGGCCTCGGCAAGTACACGCTCGGTCAGAGCGTTTGGACAATTTTTGAATTTGGCACATCCTGCACCGGTACAAAACGTAGTGTCTTTATAGCACGTCATAAAATTATTGAAAAAAAGTCTCGATCGACGAGAATCCCGCACCCTTCACTTCGTGTGAGTCATTCGTCTCAATATCCTCCGTGATATGTGAACGTTCCGATCGTTGAGGTTTCGGCATCTCTATATGGATATTCATTGGAATGTACGGCGCTTTCTTTGATTCATACCATGTATTGGTAGAAGGCGAGAAATGCCGAATGAGTGGCTTTCCACAAACACCAACATCGACATAGTCCTTGACGCCTCTCTGAGGACCATCATGCCATTTCCAGACTTTCGGATCTGGAAAATTGTCGGCATCCATCGGGATTTCAAATCCAGATCGAATCCACACGATATAGGCTTGCTCCCATTCTAAACTATGTGCGTTTTTATTGGCCATGATATAATTTACGATTCGTGCCATTGTGTAGGCGAGAACGGGCACGTTTTGCCCTTATTCGACGATCCACACCAGATGCACTTCTTGCCATGCCCACGTTCGTGCGTCTGATTCGGCGAGAACTGACAGGAACGACCATAGTTCTTGGATCCACACCAGATGCATGCGTCAGCATCCGCCGAGTGCCGATGCCGTCGATTGGGCGAGAAGGCACATGAGTAGCCATAGACCGACTGATCGCAGTACATGCATTTGCTGGTTGACATGGTATTATTTATTGAAAGTGATGAGCGCGACAGGATTTGAACCTGCAATCTTCCTCATTTAAGTGGTGCGTCTGACTATCGGCACAACCGATAGCAACGATTCTTCATTGAATCAAATTCCGCCACACGCTCGAATTGTATTCGATCGATTAACCGATCAACGCCACGCCGGTATGATCGATCGGTTTGTTGATCGACTGGCAATACTTCTCCCAGGACTTCTGTGTCTGAGCTTGCTTGCTCAGAACTTCATATCGAGTGATCAGACCGTCCCAGTAAGCCTGAGTGCATTTGCGCTTGCTCTTCGTTTTATCCCAATGATTGCCGATCGTGCGAGACGTCTTGTTCAGCCAGTGCAGAGTCTTCTCGGCATTCATGCTCGAGATATGATTCTGAATCTTCTCGGTCGGTCGAGAGGGCGTCTTCTTGACTGGCGCGGTGGCATTGATGACAGGAGCCTTCACGGCCCCAGTTTTGATTGTGTTAGTTTTTTTCATAATGTATGTGTTGTTTGTTGGTGTGTTTCCATTATTGCTGATGTTGTTCTTCATTCTGGAATAATAATACTCCAGAAGTCGTAATTTGTAAACAAAAAAGTGCTAAAATATCTCGTTGCAAATCAGCTACTTGCACACGGAGGCTAATTTTCAGCTTTCTTGGCCGCTTCCTCCGAGGCTTTTCGGAGCTCCTGCCGCGCATTCAGGCGCTGCACGACATCATCGGCCGACAACCATACGTCTTGGCCCTTGAGAATCGAGGCGATCTCCATAGGATTCAAGAAGTCCTTGTAAACGTCCTTAAACAAATCTCCGGCCCACTTGGTCTCAAAAGTCAACTGATCCATCATCTCACCACCTTTTCCGAAGGCCCCTCCGGAGTAGTTGTGAATCATGAAAGACGAATGTGCGGACACCTCAAAGGTATCACACGCCAGAAAAATCAGCGTGGCCGCGGACATGCAAGCACCCTCGACGGATCCGATGATGATTCCAGATGATTCCTTGATAACTCTCATGAACTGAATGGCCGTGAAGAGATCACCTCCCGGAGAGTTGATGAAGATTCGAATGACGTCGTTTGGGCTGGCGTTTCGAATAGTATCGAACCATTCGGCATACTCCTCGGTCTCCTCGATCTCTCCGAGAAGGTAGAAGTCGAGGATTCGTCCTTGATTCCGTTCCGTGAACGACGGCTTGTTCGAGGACTTGCTTTCCAGGAGATCACTCAGATCCAGAGCTTTAGGGCTTACCGTATGTTTCTTCATAGGCATGAATCGCTTTGTGCAGGCTATCTGTCCAGTCGTCTCGCTTCTCCACGAAGACGAGCGGCTCGCTCTGGCCAGCGACGGCCATGAGCGTCACTAGTCGATCCACGGGAATTCCTGTCCTCTCTTCAAACATGATGGCATAAGCCGATTCCTGCATGAAGTAATTCTTGATCTGAGAGCGAGTCTTTACTCGTGACGATGACTTGAAGTCAATGACAGCGAGCCGACCATCAAACTCCGCGATCAGGTCCGTGCGACCAGCGACTCTCAAATGAGTCGAATAGAGCGGCCTCTCTTGGAGGTAGACTCGCCCTACCTTCGTATTTATCCTGGGCACGATTGCACGGAACATCGAGATTGCATCTGGCATGTCTGCCGAAGTGATGAATTCTTCATCGTTTCGAATGTAGCGCTCGACGATGGAATGCAGGGATTCTCCACGTGAGCAGGCAACACGAGAGACTCTCTCGGCTTCCGCGGCTCCGACGCGTTTCTTCCAGCTTTCTAGGAACTGACTCTTGCCATGACCAAGGACGGTCGTGATGGAAGGATAGGCTTTTCCAGAGGGAATCACGTAGCGACGCTTGCCTTCAATCTCGATGGTCGAAAGGTCGTCGTATCCCAGATCGATCGAAACATGTTCGAAGGTACGTGATCGCAGAATGTATGACAGCTTGGAGATCACACGATCAGTAGTGATCTACCTGAGACTTCTTGCCGGCATACTTGGCCGCGCGCTTGAGAACGTCGTTCCAGCCGGAACCGGCACGTTTGATGTCCGAAACGACACCATCATATGAGAGACGCGGCGCCTCAAAGACACGATCGATGATACCCTTCTTGCCACAGAGCGGGCATTTTTCCTTGGTAGGTTTCTCTCGATCCGCGATCGGAATATTCTTCTCGAAGTCGTGATCACACGACTTGCAATGATAATTGTATGTCATGATAAGATTTATGTTCCATGACCAAAGCCGGCACGAATCCACCAGTGTGGAGCACCGCGCTTCTTCCAAGTCATGGAGAATTTGCTGGCCTTGGTGAAATAGAACTTACGATACGAACCGATCGGATCATTGTGATCCATGCATTGAGGTTCGGACTTCATGGCCAGTGGAAACTGAGTCAGAGGACCGTCCTGAAGATTCGCTGGAAATTGACCAAGAACGGAACGAAGCTCCGAGTCGGTCTTGTGAATTTTACCATATCGAAATGTGTACTCATCACAGAGGGCACAGAAGAGCTCGTAATGCCATTTATAGTTGGCTCGAGTGGCTCGAGTCCAGATGTTCGACGGATGATTGGCATGAGTGACTTCGTATAGCAGATTATCGAGAGTCAAGTTGATGAGGCGCCAGCGTTTAACCATCTTCACCTTGCCGGATTCCAGAGTTTTGGGTTCCATGACGAGGGCGCCGTCGAGGATTCGATGAGCCGTCGAAAGCATCTGAGCGGCCTCGACGATCATCTTCACAACATGCCTGTCGCAATGCGTATGAGCGGCTTCGATCGGATCGTTTGAAAGTACGAATATGTTCATGGTCGTAATATTACCATGAAGCAAAGAAAAGTAAACCGCAAAATTTCACGTCCAGAGTTTCGCGCGATTCTGAATCATCCAGGTCAGGTGCTCGGTCTCGATTCGATCGTATTCGCTCTCCAGGCGATTCACCTCGCCGTACAGCTCCTCGTATGACTTGAAGATGTCATGAGGATTCAATTCCGGATAGGCCTTCGAGATTTGTTCTCGCATCTCATGACGAATGTACTTGGCCCAATGATAGATCTCCTTGATCTTGGTCTCGCCACTCTCGCTCCATACGATGGTTTCCAGTGCTTTCTCACCTTCCACGAAGTTAATGATGGCCGCATAGAGGAACTCAGGAATGAGCTCAACCTTATCGGACCATGAACGCGGAATGCACTTCGTGGCCCAGCGATTTTGAGGAAAGAAAAAGTCACGAGTCCAGTCATAGCTCTCTCGCATCCATCGAGGAAAGATGCGCCGCATCTCGAAGCGCATCTCGAAGTTGTACCAGTACCAGAGACGCCGGCGCCATCCCTTAGCTGGAGCACGCTCGACGTCGGTGGTATTGATCTGCTTAATGAAGTCGGTGTCGTTCATTTGAGTGTAGGCAATGGAGTGAATGATTCCAGAAAGTCTTCGAGTGGCGAGAACCAGATGTTTGAGTCCGGTTCGGTGGTATTCAGTTTCACGGCCGTACTGGCAACGACACCCTCGTAGTCCGAAGACAAAACCGTGTAGACTTCGCGCTTTGGCGATTGCTTGTAAGCCCAGCGAGAATTCACCTTCACTTCATTCATAGGATTCCAGAAAGGGCTTCCTGCACGACCTGTCGAGTGACGTTAGACCATTTGAGCTGAAGCTTATGATCCTTGGCCAGAATGAGCACTTCGGCCTCACGCTCATTGATGGATTCCAACATGGCAATCCACTTCTTCAACTTCAGGTAAGGCTTTATGTCGGTTCGACGAACGTCGAGTTCCGCAAATTCTCGAACCACGTTGATCGTACGAGCCATAGACATGCTCGGATCTCCGTTGTCCCGTTGAAACTTAGGAACACCAGGAGGAAGGTCGAAGCGAATGTCATTTCGATAGTTGATCTGCAGGATCGTGTTCAGCTCGAAGCAACGGTACGATGCCAAGAGTTTGACTCGTGAGCGATGATCGGGCTGAGAGTTAACGCGATCGAGCATCTCGAACACCAGCGCCGGTCTTTGTTGAGTTGGATTCATTTGTATTACTTATGTATTATTGTTTGAATGGTAAATTACAGGAATATGAGAATGCTAACGGAACTCATATTACACTTTAACGAATCCGTCCTTGACGGCTTGCTTGGCCTGTGAAAGATTGTAATCGTAGTTGAATATCCCGATGTGAGCAATCTGTCGAGAAAGCTCGTGATCACACCAGACATCATAACCATGTTGCCGTGCCTTCTGACAGAAGTAGTAGTCCTCACCAACCTCCACTCCATGATCGGCGGAATACTCGAAGATGTAGTGTGGTGCCGGAACTTTTTCATACACGGAACGATGAACGAGCATCATTCCTTGTGGTAAACAGTCCACTCTCTCGAGCGGCGGAGAGTCGTCGGTCGTGATGAACTCCATGGTCGCTCCAGGCTTACCATTCATGGCCGTGAAGTGAGGATTTGGAAAGTAGCGCTTACGATAGTTGGCACCGACGATGGGCACCTGACGATTCAGAAGGCGAATGCCGGCATCCGGAGGAAATGACATGTCGGAGTCGATCCACCAAGCATAGTCGCAGTTCGATTTCAAAAAGTGACCAATCAGATTTCGACGAGCGATCGTGATGACCGATGAGGTCTCAAAGGTCGAAGCGACTCCGACTCCATTGGCGACCAGTGTAGCCGAAGCCATGGCCAGAAAGTATGCAAATTGTGAGTAGACCTGATCTCCAGATGGAACCAAAGTCATGATCGAGATCGGCTTACGAGGCTGCTGAGGAGCAGGATTTCCAGACGTGTGTGTTGGCATGATATGATTTATGCTTAGTTGAAGAAGAACGAGAAGGAAGTCTTGATGATTGATAGATTGACCTGTTCGAGAATCAGCCATTTGATCCATGCGATCGGCCAAAAGACGAAGTCGACACAGGCCCAGAATCCTGGAGAGCATGATTCTGCTTGAACATTGATATGATAACCTAGAATAGCCGTGCCTGTTGCGACGATTATGTTTGCGATTTGATTCAATATTTTCATTGCGTGAATAATCTAATTTAGAATGAAGGAGAAGTAAACACTTATTTTACGATGAGGCCATTCAGATGGGCACGACGAACTCGTCCGGATGATCCGGTGTGAAATTCATTTTGCATAAATAGAAATGCTGGTCGCGATACGTCAATATCCACCAGCTCTACAATAACCAATTAAGCTATTATGCAGCAGAATCATATTTATTTGGTCTATAAGACCACGAATAGAATCAATAATCATTTCTACGTAGGTGTTCACAAAAACAAAGGAATAACGTTTGATGGTTATTTGGGGTCTGGTACCGGATTAAAACGGGCAATCTTAAAATATGGAAAAGATAATTTCTATAGAGAAACTCTTTTTCAATTTGATACTGCAGAAGAAGCTTATAGAAAAGAACGTGAGATAATTGGAACATCATATTTAACTGAAGAATGTTATAATATGCATCCCGGTGGACAGGGAATTCGAAATACTCTTATTTATATCCGTAGTCCTGAATGGCGTAAGGCTGTCTCTAGGGCAGCAAAAAGACAGGTTCATTCCATAAAACGTCGTCGAGAATCCAGTATAAGAATGTCGGGTGAAAAAAATATTGCTTGTAGAACAGATGTTCGTAAAAAGATTAGTTTGGCTAAAAAAGGAATAAAAAGATGGTATGATCAAAACGGGGCAATATCATTTGCATTTGAATCGCCAGGACCTTTATGGAATCCGTGTCAAGGATTAAAATGGTTTCGTACAATTGAAGGAGATACGCGCTTATGTCTTCGTCGTCCTGGCCCTAATTGGCTTTTAGGCAAAGGGTTTTAAGGTGCTCGGAACGAATTCTAGAGGACACCCATCGATTATAGTATTGATCCGGATTCAGAAGGCAATGACGAGCGAAGATCTCATAGGTTTCCCAGTATGTGCAGTGAGCCTTCATGACACAGACGTGAAGGATCTCGCGTGAGAAGTTCTCGACACCAAGCTTCTCAATGTCGGCCAGAAGGTAGCTCGATGAGCCGCAGTACTCCTTCCAATCAGACTCAATCTTGAACTTCTTTCTCTTACCCTTGACTTGCTTGGACTTCGAAGACCAGAAAAACTTCTTTCCGATGTAGGATTTACCGGTCGGAACGTGGATAATCTTATACACGAATCCCTGAATATTCTTGGGATCCGCATCGGTGGGGAGTTGAAACGCTTTACCTTGATACATCCATGGATTGAGTGCCATGGAATTATGTATCAGTCTTCTTCCGCGAGCTGTCCACAGAATGGGCAATAGTCGGCCGAGAGATCAGCTTCCGGATCAAAGTCCATGTCGGTGTGATCGTCCGGAGCGTCGAATGGAGTCGCACGAATCGTGTAGACCACTCGACAGGTATTACAGTACATGTCAGTTTTCATGTGTATGTGTGATGCTTGGATTTAGTGTCCGCAGGACTGTCAGCGAGATCATCCCGCTTTCGAGTGCCTTTGCCGTCACATGTGCGGCAACGGGGTTTTTGATTTTCGGTTGTCATAAGTTCGGCGTGCCTCACTTCGGCACGTTAAATTGTTTTCTGTTCTATCCGATAGTGTGAAATGCCCCGCGGCGTGGTTTTGGTGACGCGCGTCGGCATCGTCCATCACAAGCAGCGCGTCGGGGAATAAATCCTTGTTGAACTTGCCTTCTTTCAGGAACGCCAGCGGATCTTGTGAATGTATGCCATAAACTTATGCTTCGCAGCTCGCGCAATGGAGCAGATTGCGGGATAGTTCTTGAGCCGGATTCGTTCCACGTTGATAGTACAACGTCTTCACTCCCTGCTCCCACGCAAAGATGAGGAGCTGATTAACGTCCTTGACCGGAGTCTTTGGATGAATCATGAGATTGATCGACTGAGACTGATCGATGTACTTCTGCCGCGCGGCGGCCTGAATGACGATCTCCTTCTGAGAGATCTCTCCAAAGGTCTTGAAGACTTCCTTCTCGTGATCCGTTAGAAACTTGAGATGCTGTACGGATCCACCCTTCGTAAGGATCGACGACCAAGTCTCTCGATCGTTCTTCTTATGACCCTCGAGGACACATGCCAGAAACGGATTCTTATAGGTGAACTTGCCCTTGGCCAGATCCTTGACGAAGTAGTTCGAGTTGAGCGGCTCAACGGACGGAGAGACCTGACCGAGAATGAAGGATGACGAGGTGGTCGGAGCGATCGCCATCAGAGTCACGTTTCGACGTCCGGTTCCTTTCAGCAATGCTGGCTCGCCAAACAAAAGAGCCAAAGTCTTGGTTGCTTCCTCGGCTTTCAACTCAATATTCTTGTGAATGGCCACGTTGAGCATCTTGGCTTCCATGCTCTCGAAGGCGATCAGCTTGGATTGCAAGTATGAGTGCCAGCCGAGTACGCCAATGCCGAGCGCGCGCTGATTGACGGCAAACTTACGAGGAGCTTCCATATACGGAATGCCCTCGGTCTTATTGATGAACTCCGTCATGACCGCGTCAAGGAACATCACGAGCGTCTGAACCGCGTCCGTGTCCTTCCATTCATCGTAATGAAGGAGATTCATCGATGACAGATTACATACGAATGACTCGTCTGGAGACGATGAGAGGGCTATCTCGCTGCAGAGATTGGAAGCATGAATGCGCTTGTTCTTCTCTTTATACACTCTTGGAGCGTTCTTATTTACGGTATCCGAGAAGAACAGGTATGGATAACCTGACTCGAA